TCCAGCCCTTATTTACATTGCCTTCTAACGCAATAAATTCTGATTCAGTCATTATTAATCATCCTTTCTATCTTTATATTGTTTACGTTACTATTGCACCAGACTCAAATACAAAATACATATCCATTGTTTCAGGAGTCGAATACAAGTATCTCAATGTTGCCCCGCCGATTGCATCAAAGTCAGGATGCATAGCATCTGAACTAAGATCATAGCCAAGGTAATCGTCTGCATAGTTTCCAAGGCACACTTGATAAGTGTCTCCTGAGGCGAACGCTGCTGATTGAGTTGCAAATGTGAGAGTTCCGCCTGACCCTGTAGAATCCGTTATAGGTATAAGCTTTCCATTCAAGCTAGAGTCTGCTACACAATTTATTACTTTGATCATGCCGCCTATCCAAAAATCATCTGTAGTTGGTACCAAGCTGGAATCAACTATAGTGGTTACACTTCCCCCTGTTGCCGTGTATGTCTTTGAAGCGTGATATCTGTACACTGCGGTAGGAGAATAGTTAAGTTCTATTGAAGTTCCTGCGCTAGCTGCATGTGCAGCAGTTGCTACTCCTGTAACCCTATCATCAAAATCGGTAGGTCCAGGAAGAACTATAACTCCTGTTCCCTGCGTGAAGCTTACTGGTTCTCCTCTTTCGATCACTGTTGCAGTAGGTATTAAAAATTTTCTTTTTAGTTCGTTTTTCTGACCATTAAGGTCGCCTGCATAAATAAATCCTGACATTATTAATCATCCTTTCTTTTTAAAGTATTGCTTCTTATACCGTGCTATCTCTTTAGGATCATTGCCAAAAGCCTCTGTCATTTCAAGTTCTTTCTTGCTCAACTCACGAGAAACGTCTATAGCTTCTCCTGATGATGCGTCTCCTGAAATAACTTTCCCTCTTTTAGAATTATCGTGAATGTCTGCGATAGCATTCTTTCTAGCTTTCGTTACAAGATCTTTTAGTTTTCCGCTTCTAGCGAATTTGCCAACAAGATGCTCATACATAAAATCAACCGTCAAACCATCATTCTGTGATACTTGTATCAACTTTTCAAGTTCCGGTTTAACTTCATCAAAGAACTTTTCATTCTTTAGAGCATCCATCTCTGAACTTCTTCTTGCTACTGCCAATGTTCTGTGAGATTCTTCCTGCGTTTGCCTTTGCATGTCTGCCATCTTTTTGAATGCAGGATTATTCATTATCAGCTGTTCGGCTTCTTCATCAGTGTAGTATCCGTCTTTGGTCAGGTCCTTTTTGAGAGCTTCTTTGCTGTCAACCAAATCTCGTTCTGCTGCTTTTGCTTTAAGTTCAGCGATTTCCTGTGTTTGCTTGCTTGTTTTTTCTAGGACGTAATCGTAATTCAATCCTTTTTGAGCAAGTATTTTTGCTTCTGCTTTACTTACTCTTTTCTTGTTTCCAAGAAAATCAAGTTCTTCATACTCTTCATCCGGTATTTCTTCGGCATCTGTGTCTGCCTCTTCTTCTTCTGTGTCAGAATCGGAATCATCGTTTGTGTCCAGTTCTTCCTCTTCTGTTTCTTCTGCTATCTCTTCTTCTGTAAGCTGCCCATCGTCTAGTGTCTCTTCTACTTCTTCGTTGATTTCATTTTGAACCATTCTTAAACCTTTGTTCTTCTCGGTGGGTGTCCCGATTGGTTTTGCCATTTTGTATCTCCTTAATATATATTTTCAAAAGGTGTATGGTGTCTACATCTAATGATTCCTAAATTGTTGCGTTATTGATATCTTTCTTTTTTACTTCCATCTCCTGTCCTGCCGCTGCTTGTTTCTGCATCTCTGCTAGTTCAGACAGTATCTCTTCCTTGCTTGGAAGCTTGCCTTCAATTATCGTTGTCCATAATGCGTTAGGGCCCATTGCCTTGCCGTATAATGCCATTGCCAATTGTTCAAAGTAATTGCGGCTTGAAGGTCTTTCATCGGTTATTCTAACAACTATGTCCATGTCCGGGATATAATCTTCCGTCCCTTCGTCTCTCTCATTCTCTCTCATTAAGTCCGTGTTCTTTATCTTTCCGTACTTGGCTGCGGCTTTCGGGTCCATCGTGGCTATCATTTCAATCATTTCTATCATCTTCGGTAATCTTTGTCGAGGATCTTCTATCGCTACGATTTCCTTCATTCCTTTGTATATGAGTTTCTGGATTGCTCCGTTTTTATCGCCTCTAATTCTATATTCCCTTTCATCGGTATAGAACTGTGGTATCCTGTTGACTATCAGCTTAACTGTTTCAGTCAAGAAACCTTCTAGTATTTCAGTCTTTCCCTTTGCTCTAACATCCGCTCTTGCCCCAAGATCCTTAATAGAAGCATTAGGCACGTTTGCACCTGGACTTATCCCTTGCAATATCTGCGTGTTCTGCGAAGTAGTATCTATAGTCTTTTTCTTATTATCTTTCATCATTAAAAGGCTTTGAGGTGTTTGTGTTGCTTGTCTTTCGGTCATCCCTGACGGGTCATTTACCTCTTGCCAATATCCAGCTTTGAATCCATTTTGCATATATTCATCATGTTGCACCTTTGATATCGACCCCTTGCGATACCAGCCACCGCCTAGCCCTTCAACACATGCGGCTTCCATTTCGATTTCATCCAGCTTGTTGTATAAGACTTGTGGATTTAGAATATTTCTTATCTCTCCAAACCCATGAGGATTTCTTTTGTCTTTGTATAATACTCTATAAACAAAAGGATACAGCCCATCATCAAATATATATGGTATGTATTCCAAGAAAACCCCGTTCGCTTGATATGAGCAATGAACTCCTTTTAGAGTTCCCTTTGCTTTGTCTCTATATTCCTTTTCTTTATATGGTCTTTTGGCTTCCTTTGCTTCCTCTGCCTTTTCTAAAAATCTTTTCTTCCAATAATCGGGCATGAATCTTGGTGTACCCTTATGCCATTTTTCTAATATGTTAGCTTGATTTGGTTCGGCTCCTAGATCGGTTGTATCACCTTGTACCGTTTCTGAAAACTCATCGGTAACATATTTGCCGTTTTCTTCCCACACTTCTTTTATATAAGCTAACTTCTTAGGATATTTTCTGTGTATGAACTCGCACTCCTGCATTCGCTTTTCCAAGTTCTTTATTGCAGGATCGAAATATATTTCTTCGATGTCTTGTGCTATTACTCTTATTTCTCCTACCCATCTGTTAGGTCCGCTTCCGCCTATGAAGTTCGGATCCCATAATACAGCAGCGACAAACGGTCCATACGATATGCCATTAAGCACTATCTCTTTCCATTCATCGTGAAAGTTGTTTCTATCTAAAACAAACGGAATAACATCTTTCAATGTCTCCGCTATCATATCATCTTCATCTTCTCTGCCCGATATCTCCGACTCTGGCGTTGATGTAGTCAACCCATCTACTATGTTCATTACTGTGGGCAATATAAAGTTGTTTACTGCATTTGGTCTTATTGTCTTATCCCTACGACTTCTAGGGGCAATAGAAGTATCCCACTGTCTTCCAATAAACCCTAAGTATTCATCATCCCAATACTCTTCTGACTCTTGCCGAGTGCCACCCTCTGCGTTTATTTGCGAGGATCTAGCTTCGCTTACGTATGTCAGTTCATCTTCCGTGTTGGGATTTTCTGCTATAACATCTTTTTCTTTTTTTAAAAACTTCAATTCATATCACCACCTAAAAGAAATTACGTGCGTCTTTATATTCACCATTATCTGTTTCCACTTGTTCTATTTCCTCGCTCATTTGGTTGTCTATTGTTTTGTCAACATCTATATGATCTTCTATAAAATCCTTGATGAACTCAAAGAATGACTTTCTGTCTTTCTCTACTGTTCCTTCGTTCTCTTGTTTTATTTTTTTGGTAGCTATGCCGCACCTGAACCCTAGATAGAATCCTGCGGTATTGATTAATAGAACTATAATTACAGCAAATATGCTCATATAATACCTGCTTTCTTGGTATGTGGTCTTAATGCTTGTTCCTAGTATCTGGTAACAATAAGACGTCATTACAAGTCTGACAATATCACATATATTTCCCTTTGTCAAGTGTTGGTTATAACCAATTTAGTATTTTAGGACATAAAAAAAGAAGTTGCACTGTGCTGGCGACTTCTCTCGTTTAGTAGTTTATCCTGTTATCCAGTTGCTAGCCTCTATTTCGTCATCGTCATCGTCATCATCTTCGTGTTCTTCTTCTGTGGTTTCTATCGATGTCCACATCTGTTCAGAACAGAAATAGGTTATAGCTGCCGTCATAACCAAGTCATCATTCTTTCCGGGATTAGCGGTTGGCTTTCTTGACTTGTCATAAGCAAACTCCATCATTTCATTTATCATTGCGATGTCGTTGAAAAGATTAGCCTCATCTCTTGCCATTGTTACAAGATTGTTTATAATTACCGGTCTTGTTTTTTGCGTTGTTTGGAATCCATACTTTTCTTGGACTGTTGTTTCAGCACTATCTATTACTTCTCTTTTATACATGTGCCAATACATCAGCTGTTGTAGTCTTAATATCGGTGCATAATCAAAGTTTGACTCTAACGCTATCAGTGCCTCGTTATATTTTATGCCCATGCAATAAGCCTGTTCTGCGTACTTATCCGCTGCAAGGTGTCCGTGTAATACCGCCATCTGTTCCCCTGTTGTATTGTCAATACAAAGCATCCCAAACTTATTAGACCCTTCTCCTGCTGTATCCCCACCGATAACATACGGATAACCTTTTCTTGGTGGTTTATATATTGTTATCAGTCCATTCCTGTTCGGCTCAAATGTTATGGATCTATGATCGATCATTCCTTCTTTGTTGACAACATACTGATACATACCTCTTTTGGGTGGATTTGTTTTATAAAACTCCATTATTTTTTGTAACCTTAAATCAAGAATTTGATTGTCAAAGACCGACTCACCAGAAGCAATAAAAGCTTCTTTTGGCGTAGACGGAAATTCCTGTTTGAATGCGTTTAGGCTGTTTCTGCTGACATTTTTTATTGTGAACCTTCTCCACGCCATTTGATCGTTGGTAAGGTTAAATGTACTTTTTATCTGAACTTCATTGCCCCATAACCCACTATCGAAGTCAGTAAGTTCAAATCCGTCATAAGGCATAGTTGCCCCAACATCTTCAAACCACGGAATGAATAGAGGAACATAATCATTCTTTTTTATTAACTTTCCGTTTTCGTGTATGTATTCGTTTGAATCGTCCCATAAGTCCTTGAAGTAGTTATATCCCCTTGCCGTACTTTCTATGATTATTATGCTGCCCGTTGGTATTGACGGCAGTAGAGAGGTCAGTGTTTTTTCTATATCCCCATTCCACTTGCCGAGTTCTGAAATATGCAAGTAATTTATTGTATAGCCACTACCGGCATTAACATTGCTTGACGTTTCGACAAGAAACTTGCTTTGCAGTCCTGGATTATTCTTATCTGATGTAGCTCTTTGAGGGTCGTACTTAGGATTTTCGAGAATAACACCTTTCCCCCTGCTTTCTCTTTTGAAAGGTTTCTTATCGGGCGGAAGATGTTGATAAAACTTATTTGCCATTTCATTTATGGTCGTAGCGGAATCATCGTCATAGGATATAACCATTGCTATCTTGTTCTTCTCATGTAATATTCTTTTAAAGAAGTCTGCTTCTGCATAAGTTGAGAATCCTTGCTGCCTCGATTTTAAAATAATAATATAAAGAGTCTGCTTTTTGCCCGTATTATCCCACTTATCAATTATATCTTTTAGTTTTCTTTGAGACTCGTTTATTTCAAACGGAATCATAACAGAAGATCTTTTGTCTTTTATCTTAAAGTTCTTTTTAAAATATATCTCCGTGTCTTGTCTCTCTTTGAGTTCTAAGAATACCTCTTCAAGGCTTTGTGACTTTTCACTCATCGATTACCTCTGATCCTTCAATTTCTAGTGGTATCAGCGTTGGATCCTTTCGTATCATTTCCTGCAATACTTCTCTTGGCAGACAAGCTGGATCCTTTCTTATCATTTCCTTGACCATGTTTTCTAATTCTTCCGTGGTTGCGCTTCCCACGCTCACGTTCATATTCATGGTTTTCTTATTGATGTTTACTTCTTTAGTGTCCCTTTTCAGCCCCATGATCTCAGCACATAACTTTCTGTCTGCAAAGTTGCGCCTATCTGCCATTCCATATTTGTATGATGCGTCTAAAAGTTCAGCCTGTTTATCTTTAAAGTTTTCTAATACCAGATAACTTATTACAGCCTTAACTTCTGCCCTAGCTTTTATTTTATAAAATGTTTTCCAGTGAACGCCGACTACGTCAGCCCTCTCTTTGTTTGTTAATCCTCTATATTCCTTATCGATCAATACCAATATTACGGCAATCTCGTTACCGTTCATTGGCGTATACAGTGCCGGCGCACCATTAAGCATATACTCTAGTGAACCACGATCATTTAGTAATTGGTCACATCCAAGTTCTTCAGCATTGCCATCATATCTCATCGTCTTCTTCTCCTAACACTATTTTTACTAGTTCAAACAGATTGTCGCAGTCCATATCTTGCCATCTTAAAAATTCTGTATTGTACCCATAATTATGTAACAACATCACCATCTGCCCTATGTTCAAAAGAGGCAATGAATTTATCCTATATGTTTCACCTAGCAGTTCATCAACCATTGTTGTTATAACTCCTTCTTTTTCATAAAACGAGTCATACACAACGTCGTATTTTTCAGGAGTCCACCAGTTCCGAAGTTTATATTTCTGATAAATTGTTAATTCTAGTACCTGTTCTTTGTTTATCCGTAACTTCATGTTCTTCCTCCCTAGCGAGTATCTGTAAGGCTACGCTCAATCCGTTCGCAATGCCAGTGAGATAATCGTCCCGGTCATATCTAGGATCGTTTTCCAGTTCATTCTTTGTCATGGTTATACTCTTGATTTTGTCCGATAACATATTAAACTCCTTATTATTTCTTGATATCACAATATCAGTTTAAATCTATTTTGTCAAGTTCTGTATATTGGTTTGAAAAAAAGTTTATATTACCCCTTGACAATTCTTATCTTATGTTATATTATCATATTGAAAGGAAGTGATAATGTGAAATCAGTTAAAGCAGTAGAAACAGTAGAAGAAATTTCAAAAAGGTTTGGAGTTTCTAGAACAGCCGTGTATCATTGGATAGACGAAGGGCTTAAACACAATCGTGAAAAAGTAATAGGAAGAAAGGTGAGAATAATCATAGATCCTGCTGATGTTTATGCTTTCCACAGAGAAAAATCAATTAGAACTACTATTGCAAAAGATTCAATTAATTCAAAACTGGAGGATTAGTATGTCAGAACCTTTAGTACCAGGTGGATATATTTTATTAAGCAGGAAGTTAATTGAAAGTGAGATAATGTCAAAACCGCCATTGTATTTAAAGGTTTGGGTTTGGTTATTGCTAAAAGCACAACATAGCCTATATAAAGGATTAGAAAGAGGCTCTTGCAAAACATCTATGCCACAGATAATCGAGGCAATGTCTTACAAGGTTGGATACAGAACAGAGAAACCAACTAAGCGAGAAATACAGAAGATAATAGAGTGGCTACGAAATCCGCACGAAGGTTCTACGACTGGTAACATGATGGTTACAACGAAGGTTACACAGGGATTTGTCTACAAGGTGCTAAACTACAACGTTTACCAAGACCCAAACAACTACGAAGGTTACAATGAAAAAGTAACGAAGGAACAACGAAGTGCCAACAACGGTTCTAATAATAACAAGAATGAAACAATAACGAACAAGCCTGATAAGAATGAAGTTAAAGAAGAATCCATACATAGTGAGGTAATCGGATATCTTAACATCATTCTCGATACCAAATTCAAAGCAACAGAAACTTGCAAGGGATTTATCAATGCTAGAGTAAAAGAAGGTGCAACTATTGAGGACTTTGAAAAAGTGATAGACAAAAAGCACAAAGACTGGAAAGACACTACGATGGCAAAGTATTTAAGACCACAAACATTGTTTGGTACAAAGTTCGACAGTTACCTGAATGAAAAAGATGACGAACATGTAAAATCATTTTTTGAAATGTATGAAGACGATCAGAGAGAGGAGAAATTGTGAAACTGACAAAGACGACCACGAAAACGTACGAAATAAAACAGATTGTGTGGGAAAAGCCATCTTTTACATGGGGGAAGTTTAGGGATACAAGAAAAAGAAACGGAATGTCAGTATCGGCGTTTGAGAAATGTTTCTTCTGCAAACATACATTTGCGGAAGAAGAAGATATGTACATAGGAACGGTTTCAATCAAGGGGAACAGAATGTTTTGCATAGATTGTGCAAATAAATACAAAGAGGAAGCAAAGGAGAAATTATGAATTTTGTAGAAGCGTGTAGGAAACAATTATCAACGGCAAAGAATATATAAATGAATTGGGGTCGAGGATATATCTCGTTTTGGGGATAACTTGTTTCGATTATGAAATTAAACCAGGAATTAGGGTTCAAGAAACGACTATAAGTGGAAATCATATTGGGCAGAGATTTAGAGGTG